GGAGGGGCGGCACTCAAATCCGATGATGCGGTTTATCGCAGGCAGGGGCTCAATCCGCCGCCTGTTTCGGCATCTGAGGACTTGCAGAAGATATTGCAGGCAGGATACGAGAAAACAGCGGGTACATTTCGCAATCTGACGTTGACAACGGCACGCACCGCCGCGCACCAGTTTGAACAGGCACTTGACCGCGCCTATATGCAGATTACGCTTGGCGGCATGGACAGCGGCACAGCCATCCGAAGCACCATCAAGCAGCTTTCTGCCGAGGGTGTGGGGGCGATCCGATACCCGACAGGGCGGACGGATACCATAGAGGTTGCGGTCAGACGGGCGGTGGTAACAGGCGTGAACCAGACGGCACTTCGCTTGCAGGATGCCAGAGCGGACGAAATGGGTGCAGATCTTGTGGAGGTTTCCGCTCACGCAGGCGCAAGACCTTCCCATGCACAGTGGCAGGGCGGCATTTACAGCAGGAGCGGAAAAAGCAGAAAGTATCCCGATTTTGTGAAAATCACAGGCTATGGGACGGGCGCAGGTCTGGGCGGATGGAACTGCTCACACAGCTTTCGACCTTGGTTTGAGGGCATGAGCCGCACATATGACAAGGCACTGCTGAAGGAATATCAGGCGAAGGATTACGAATACAACGGCGTGCGTATGACCGAATACGAAGCGTTGCAGGAGCAGCGGAGGATTGAGCGCGGCATCCGCCGATGGAAACGGGAAAGGAACGCCATGCAGGCCGCAGGACTGGACAGCAGTGAGGCATCCGCCAAGATAACGGAATGGAACAGAAGGCAGAAGGATTTTCTGGAACAGACGGGACTGAAGGCGGATGGGATGAGGGCTGCTGTGGGGAAAGGCGGCATACTGGAGGGACAAATCGTTGAAAAATCAATAAAGAATGGTATAATGAAATCAGGTGCTGTGAGTGGGGCAAGGAATCCTCATAGCAAAGAAGCCAGAGCGCACGCAGAACGGTACTACGGATTGGTTCGCAGCATGAAAACGGATGTTTCGAGAATAGCGAAGGCAACCGGTTTTGCAGAAGAAGATATACGCGCGATTAAGTATTATATTTTTATGGAAAAGCATGATTTGGGCGGAAAAGAGCCGGAATATTTTGCTCCCGATTATATGATGGCGGAATCGTGGCAAAGATTGATTGACGGAAAACCGGAATTGCATGATATGACTTTGCTTAACCATGAAATCCTGGAAAGAGAA